TGCAGACAACGGCAAACTCGGCCTCGTCCTTTACAGAAACGAATCGCGGATAAACTGGGATCAAGAGGGTGCCGACCAAGAAGATTACCGGTACAAACAAGTCGTGTTCAAGGAAACCGTCACTACTGGCGACTTAATTGAAGGGACTGAGAACGAAGAAACTTATATAAAATATTATATAGAAGATGGTGTCTATAAATATGTGAGATATAACGATGCGAAGGAAGTGATAGAAGGGCCATACGCACCAAGGTATCTTGGCCGCACGCTTGACTACATCCCCATCGTTTCTGCAGGAGCAATAGACAACTCACCCGATATCGACCCTGCACCGCTAGAGCCGATAATGCAAGTGATGGTTGCTATCCTAGGGATGGATACTGAACTGTCCTATATCAACATGCTTACTACTGCACCGACGCTAGTTATCACCGGTGCCAACGAAGAGGATCTTCCGAGTGTTATGGGCGCAGGCGTAACCCTTCTGCTCCCTCAGTACACTTCAAAAGCCGAATACACAAAAGTGGATTCATCTTCACTCGAACACATTAGAACTAAAATCAACGATGCATACGCGGAGGCCCAGGAGTACGGGGCGTCACTGTTGGGTTCTAGTAAGAACATGTCTGAGTCTGGCGAAGCCTTGAGGCTCAGGCAGCAGGCTACTACTGTGACATTGCGTTCTATCGTTACTAACATGGGTAAGGCAGTAGAAAGGATATTGAAAATGATGGCAGATTGGGCAAAGGCTTCTGATGATGCTATCGAATATATGCCCAACAAAGACTTCTCTACGTTTTCACTGCCTGCTGAAGATCAGCAAGCGCTTGTGCAGGCATGGCAGGCTAATGGTATTAGCCGTAGTACATTGCTTTACAATTTCAAGAGGGCAAATATGCTCCAGCCCGGAGAAACAGTCGAAGATGAGGTTAAGAGACTGGAAGATCCAAAGGAGCAATTCGTAGATAAAAATGCGGCTGATAGTAAACAGCCATTTCCTGGTGATAAAGCAACACGTCCTTCTGGAGGATAAACTATGTTTCTTATGAAAAATGTGGTCCGTGACCAAGCTGGTGATAATGGTGGAACCGGTGGTTCTGCAGATTTTACCAAAGAGCAGTTTGATGCTCTGCAAGCAGAAGTAGAAAGACTTCGCAATCATAGCAAGACGCTACTTGATGAAAAGAAGGTTCTTAAATCTCAATTTGATGAATTTAAGAGCAGTTTTGAAGGGATTGATGCAAACAACATAAAAAAGATGATGGAGGTTTTCGAAAGTAGTGAAGAAGCTAAGTTGATTGCTGATGGTAAACTTGACGAAGTAATAAGAAAGCGCACTGAAAAAACCCTGACTGTAAAAGACAGTTTGATTGAAGAATTAGGTCTCAAAATGACTGACCTTGAAAGAAACCTTGGAGAAGTCACGACTAGATACAAAAACGAAAAGATTACGAATGAGTTGAGAGCAGCTGCAGAGAAGCACGGTGTGTTACCTACTGCAATTGATGACGTTGTTTATCGTGGTCTCAATTTGTTTTCTGTTGATGATAAAGGGAATATTGAGGCAAGAGATGCCAATGGAGAACTTGTGAAAGCTGGAACAAAGCTTTTGAATCCTGAGCTTTTTGTGAAAGACCTACAGGATAAGGCCCCGCATTTTTGGCCGCAAAGCCAAGGTGCCGGTGCAACAGGTAATAGCAGCGCTCCGAGTGGTGTAAATCCATTCAAGAGGGGTAAGACCTACAACTTGACCGAACAGGCAAAAATTCAGAGGTCTGATCCTGAACTTGCTGCTAAATTGAGAAAAGAAGCTCAGGCTTCTGAATAACTTTGTGTTTTGGAATTGGCTGTGCCATTCCATATTGATTAACTTTAATTGGAGAAACAAAAATGGCATATGTCCAAATCGCTGATATCTATGATCCTCTTATTTTTAATGGTGCAGTACAAGAAGCTGCTATTGAGAATAATAGGTTTGTTCAATCTGGTGTAATGTCCCCTGATAGTACCCTTGGTGCAATGGCCTCTGGCCCTGGCCAGGTTGGTGAACTTCCTTTCTTCTATGGTCTGACTAATGATGAGCCGGACTATGTTGATGATGATGCAACGCATCTTGCTACCCCTGCTAAGATTACCAGCAGCAAGCAGGTGTATATGTCTGCTCACCAGCATAAGTCTTGGTCCACGATGGATCTGGCTCGTGAACTTGCCCTTCAAGATCCTCTTTCTGCTATTACTTCCAGGATCGGTAAGTATTGGGCAGTTAGCACCGAGAAGAGACTCATCAATAGTCTGGCTGGTATTCTGCTTGACAATGTTGCGAACGATGCTAGTGACATGACTAATGACATCTTCATTGAAGATGGCGATAATGCTCTTGCTGCTAATTTGATCTCTGCTGAAGCTGTGATCGATGCTGTTGCTACCGCTGGTGATCATCATGAAGTGTTTACTACGATTGCTATGCATTCCGTTCCTTATTTCACTCTGGTCAAGGCTGATCTGATTGATTTTGTTGCTGATTCCAGCGGCCGTTTGACCATTCCTACCTATCTTGGTAAGAGGGTGGTTGTTGATGATTCTCTTGCCCCTCGTGCAGGTACCACCAGTGGTTATGTGTACACCACCGTTCTCTTCGCTAACGGTGTTGTTGCCTATGGTAGTGGTTCTCCAGAGAAGGCTTCTGAGCTTGAGCGCGTTCCTAATGCCGGTTATGGTGGTGGTCAGGATATCATCCACACTCGTACCACCGAGATCGTACATCCTTATGGATTCAGCTTCAACACTGCGGGTCCTGCTGCTCAGTCTGCTACCTATGCCGAACTGGCTACGGTTACGAACTGGAATCGTGTTGTTGGTGAGCGTAAGAATGTTGGTATTGCCTTCCTTAGAACTAACGGTTAGTCGTGGTGTTGCCAAGGACGGCATTTAACATTTTCGACAAAAGATACACAGGGCAAGGATGCCCCTTTAAAAGGGGTAATATTATGGATTTCGACTGGAAAAAAATAGTGGGTGCAGTGGCTCCGACGCTCGCGACGGCATTAGGAGGGCCGCTTGCCGGGATGGCTACAAAGGCAATAGCAGCAAGCCTAACTGGAGACGAGAATGCTAGTGAAAAGGAGATATCGCTGGCTTTGCGTGGAGCTACACCAGAAACATTAACGACACTTAAGCAGGCTGACTTAGACTTTGAAGCAAAACTTGCCGAGCTTGGAGTAGATTTAGTCAAGCTTTCTATCGAAGATAGAAAAGACGCTCGCTCTATGCAAATTTCGACAAGAAGTCGCATAGTGCCAGTTCTCTCTGTATTGACTGTTGCAGGGTTCTTCGTGGCTGTCGGTTGGGTGTTGACTGGTAATGTCACCCTTGATTCAACGTTGCTTGGTTTTGTTCTTGGCCAAATAAGTGCTAAGGCAGAGCAAGTGTACAATTACTTTTTTGGGTCTTCTGTAGGTTCTAAAGAGAAGACATTCCACCTTGCGCGCAAGAGCGAAAAATAATGGAGGAACTATGGCGGAGAGTAAACAGTCTACTTTCCAGCAATACGTTGCTCCAGTCTTGGTTGGAGTCACTGTTGCTGTCGTATTGGGGGTTTTTAATTGGGTCATTAACTCTGACCGCATTATTACAGAATTAAAAACTCAATATAAAACAATTGATTATAGATTAATGAATATAGAGAAAAAATTGGGACCGTAATATGAAAAAATTGTTTTTTATCATTTCTTTGTTGGTTGCTGGAGTTGCAAATGCAGCATCTGTTACGTTTACTGTGAATCATCCTGGCACTCGTACTGATGGTGATGTTATTTCTCTTGACGACATGAGTATCGTTGTTGAGTGTGGAAAAGCCGACGATGGCAATTTTGCTGATTGGACTTTCACTGTTGATAATTTGACTAAAGTGAATAACACCGAACAGCTTATAGAGTCTCCAGAGGCAGTTGATTATTGGTGCAGGGCCATTGCTGTTGATAATGTCAATAACTTGAGAAGTGAGCCTAGTCCTGTGTACAAGGCTGATTTTATTGACCCTCCTACCACGTTGGAATTCACTATCAGATTTTCTCCTGCGCCTGCAGGAGCTGTGGGTGGTTAATGGCAACTATCGTTCCCAAAAGTTGGATGTTGGTTTACCTAGGAACAGGTAACGGACCGAAGCAATGGCAGCGTGGCATGGTTGTTCACGCTCAACCAATTGAGGTGCCGTATGGTAGGCTTGAGGGACCTCCAACTTTTGGGATAATTCAGACAGAACTCACTGTTGCTGAACTAGCAGATCTTTTAGAAGAGTATGTGATTTATTATACAGATGAAAATGGTCAAGAGGTGTCAAGAGTTTTAGGTTTAAGAAAATTAAGATTGAATATAGATGCAATGCCAGCTTTTATAGAGGATGGCATTTCGCAAAGTGAGGTTTCTGCATTAAAGAAAATGACAGTTGGAGATGTACTAACTTCTGTTGGTGTAGATAAGGCATTAACAAATGATGTTGCAAGCAACAAGGCAGCTCTATAATGGCAATAATCGTTGACACAACCGGCGGAGGAGACTATACAACCCTTGCAGCTGCAATTACGTCGTTGGGGTCTTCTTTGTCTGCAGACACATACATAGAGTGCCGTGGCGGTGCTGATTCTACTGGCACTACCATCACTCTTACTTGCCTACCTTACACCCTTTATATCTATTCTGACGCCAGTAATAGAGCTGTTCCGTCTGGATTTGATTCTGGCAAATATTACAGAAATAATCACATAACAATTCAAACACCAGGGGTTGATGTTGATGGATTACAATGGGCAACTCTTGCTTCAGCAAGCTATTGTCTGCTTGTTGACAC